CCGGTAATATCGTCGGCTACTCCAGTTGAGGCTGCGGCTCCAGAATCAACATACCTCCACGCCGAAGCAAAGTTTGTCGTTGTGTTCGTATGGTTCACATTGAACTTGACTCCAGTGGTTGTGGCGGAAGTACCAAAGCGCAGCAGGTAATTGAATCTCCAGGTTCCAGAGCCGACGCCGCTGGTAGTCATTACTATGCCGGGTGTTACGCCGGATGTAGTGGAACTTCCGGTCAACACCTGCCAAGTAATCGTGTTACCAGCAACCCCGGAATTACCGGAAATTCTGGTTATATCTGCGTCCGCACCGCCACCTCCGGGTGGTGCCGCCCACGTTATGTCGGCCCGCAGAAAGTTAGTCGTGCCGCCACCGGATGCTGGAGCCACGCCCTGTGCCGCCGATGTGACCGCCGAGAGCATCTGCGTGGCCGACGCGCCGCTTAAATCCTCCGCATCGCCAGCACCCGTCGAGAACCTGCCGACAAACCGCGTGCTACCGGATAGATTCTGCATCTTAGCGAACGTCACGGCATCATTCGCTATAGTGGCGATGTTACCGGCCACCGTCACGTCGCCCACCAAACCAATTTCCTCTACGTCTCCAGCGCCCGACGTGGACCGCCCAAGCAGCCTGTTCGTTGCACTCACATTCTGCAACTTGGCATAGGTGATGGCGTCGGCCGCGATCTTGCCGGTCGTCACCTACAGATTCTCCAGTTGCGTTGTGCCTATGCTGGCGTCAACGATGTTCCACTTGCATTGCCCGGCGACACTGGTATCACCGACGATCCAAGTATTGCCAGTCACAACCCGCTCGGCGCTCAATCCGGCATCAATCGCACCGACGATATACTGTGCGGTCGTGGGCGCGCCGCCGCCCTCACCTTCGTAGGCGATGGACTGTGTGGCCGGTGTCGTTCCGAGTGCGCCGGGCATTAGGCTGCGATATCCCCGCGATTCTGTAAATACGTCAAGACAGTCCCAAGTGTATTCATCACGTCGTTCAGCGTGAAACTGCTGCCGTTCAGTGTTTTGGTGGACGTGATATTGCTCACACTCCAGCCGGTTGATTGCGCGATTGACGAGTTGCCGTGCAAGCCAATCTGCGCGCCAAGGTGGCGCAGGGCGCCGCCAATCTCGGCCACGCCGCCGAAATAGGCCGTGTCGGACACTCCGAAGAACGAATAGCGGCTAGTGCCGACCGCGTGTGCATCGGCGAAGAATATGCGAACCAGGGCCGGGGTGCCGGTTGTCGCGCCCTCGCCCCAATACGATGTGCGCGTGTTGCCGATGGCTACTTTCTGGCAATAGAACCCCTCGCTGTTGACCGGCGCCGTGCCGCTCCCCGTGGTATCAGTCACCAACTCGATACCGCGTTTGATGGTGCTGCCGGTCCTCGGCATCTGAACCTGTATGCCGCGCGTATTCACATAGGACACCGTACCGGTGGCGACAGGCAGCGCATGGGTGATCCGCAGGCCATATTGGTCGGTCACGGTCACGTTGCCAGTGCCGGTCGCGCCAGGGGTATTCATAGCGATAAGCGCGCCTGTACGCTCGGTCCAAGAATGCACACCGGCCCCGCTTCCGACAACCACACCAGTTAACGTCAGATCAATTACCCTGTTCGTCTCGCTGGTGAACGTCGAGCCCGTCAACTGATTGGCCGTGGTGGTGAGCGAGCCCCTGAAAAGCGTGTGCGTCTGTGACGTATATGTTGTGTTAACATCGTCTATAGTCAGGCTGGAGTCGATGCCAAAGCGCACGGTATTGTCATACGGAAACGATGCGGCTGCATTGGTGCGCGCCACGAACCTCAGAATGGCCGTGTTGGACTGAGCGTCGCCGGAGCCCGTAAACATCGGCAGACTCAATTCTTTGCTCGATGGCCTGAGCAACAGATCGCCAATGGAGCCGGCGAGCGTCTGGTTCACGGCATCGTCGGTCAGCGCCAAAGTCGAGGCGTTGGCAGTGCTTCTCAGGCTGGTTGGGAACAGGTGAACGTGGTCGGAGCGGGACGCGAACGCCGATGAGCCGGTGGCCGCTGCGCTAGATAGTCCTGCCGGCAGCCCGACTCCAAACAGGGCGATGGCCGAGTTGACTGATACCGCCGTGGTCGTGCTGCCGACCGTATTGGCCGTGCCTAACGTCAGATTGGGCAGCCCGACAACCGTGGATTGGCCAGAGACCACCTGCACGATGGACGGCGTAATCCGGCTCACGTCCACCTGCGCTTCCGACCGCCGTACGATGGTATTGTCACTCCGGCGCGCCAGAATTGGATTCCGCAGCACGCTCTCCAGACCGAACAGATCGCGCATCTGGCGGTTGAAGCGGCCGATGTATGGGCGCGCCGTCTCCGGGAACACCTCCGGCGGCAGTTCGCTGAACTGGATGGCCACTACGCGCCCTTCCTGCCGGCCAGCAAGCCTAGCTCCAGCCCCTCGATGTCTATCCAGTGGACGCCATAGCTGGTCGTGCCGACGCTCTCGATTTCCACCGACAGGCTGTTCACGTCGCGGCCAAGATAAACCTCGCTGGCGTTCCGCGTAGTCGTATCTTCCATTGGCTTGACTTCCGGGTTATCGTCGCGCCGGTTGAAGTAGAAACGGTGCGTGATTGCCGCCGGCCCGGCACCGTGCATCCAGGTTGCCTTGCCCATGTGGGCGGTGCCGCGTACCCCGGCAGGCATAAATTCCTTGGTCCGCATGCGGAAGCGCACGCTGCCGCTGGAATCCCTCAACTGGCTATCATCCACATCCTGCACGGATTCCTGATAGACCTGTCCGTTGCCGGAGCGCGAGTCAATTGATACGACCGTGCGCTTGCCGTTCGTGCCGCCGATGGTTATGGCGTCTGCCAGCGGCCCGTGGTCCGCGAATGTCACTCTGATGCCGACTTGTTGCCACAATTGGTAATCTAGATACCAAATTCCGGTGTTGTGGGTGGTGTCGCTGGCACGGCGGTGAATAAAGACAAGCCGGCGGTTGGCGGGGTCGTCCAGCAACCGGCAGGAAGGCAGGTTGGCGATGCTCACGCGCCCGTCCCAATCCACCATGTCGGTGAGCGGGAACGGCGAGGACGCGAGGCTGCTGGCCCATATGCCGTCGCGGGCGACCCAGGCGGCCAATCCCGCGCTGCCCGGCGGCGTGAACACGGTGGCCCCTCGCCGGCTCACGCACCCGCGCGCATCCGTCAGCACCTCGCTCATCTCCCCCGCCGCGAATATGGAATCGCTGTCCCTCGGCAGGCGATAGATGACGTGGACACTATCGTTGCAGAACACGCCTATGCGGTTTTGCATTACCACACCAGCAATTATCTCATCTCGCCTATGTGTTTCCAGTGGAATCCCATATTGAGACGGCCATGAGTCCGGATAGCCGGACGGGGTGAATCGCAGCACGCGCGGCTCGGCGGTGCTCACCGCCAACAGGCTGTCTTGGAACGGGCCGAAGACGATGGAGAACACAGGCGGCGCCTCGTCGCGCTCGGTGTCGAGGCCGCCTACGGTAATCAGCCCGTAGTTGGGGACATTCAGGCTGCCGGTGGTCGTGAGCGTGTCGGTTATCTGCGTGGTGCCGATAGCCGTCGTCTGGATAAGCCCGCCGTCCGGCCAGCCGTCGCCATCCACGCTCCGGTACCACCTAAGCTGGTCCGCGCGCGGATTCTGCGATACGCCGGTCACGGTCACGACAACCGACGTGATTCCGCTGAACGCCCCGGTATTCGCGCTGCTCCCGGTCACGCTTTCGATGCCGCGCGCGCTGTCGTACTCAGTTACCCAATAGACCAACCCGGTTGTCGCGCTCATGCTGCCCGCGCCGGCCGTCACGCTCACGCCTACCGTGAACGTGGCCGCGCTCATGCCGATGGGTAGCGACGTGAGCCCGGCGGCCAGCGATACCCGCTCTATCCTCCGGTTAGCCACGCCGCTCGCTACATAATGGCGATTCGCATAGTGGGTGCCGACCACGGCACTCGACCCGCTCGGCAGGTTGTCGATCAGCGAGAACGACAGCGTGGCGGCCACCAACGCGGCGTGCAGACTATTGCCCTCGTGCGCCACGACGTAGCCCGCGCTGGAGTCGAAGCCGGCCTCGTACAGCCCGCTTCCGGTCACGCCGCCCACGTCGCCATACTGGTCCCGCCCGCGCGCCACGAACGGCCCGCTCTCCCCTACCCGGTATTCCGCGCCGTCGCAGTCCTGCATCGTGCCATCTGGGATGAGCGTCGGCTCGCGTTCGTTAACGCCAGAGTCGGGCGAAAAAGTTGCCATTATGGTTCAATCGCTATTTGCTGAATTGCTCCAGTAGGGAATCTTGCCACAAGCTCTGTCTTGCCACCAGTGTCTCTAGCATATATAAGCACGCGATTTGATGTCGGGGCCGATGGATCGCTGCGCTCCTCCATCTGTATGCGGTCGCTGGAATGGATGATGCCGCGAGGCACATAAAGCATGGATGACTCGAATCCATAAAGTATCGGCGTGGCCTTGGTGAACCCGGAATTGGTTATGGTCACGCCATTGACACCATCGCTTATCCAGTTCGTGTAGCCGGTAATCTCACACCCAATCAGTTGAAGGCGGGCGTCGGCCGTTGTGATACTGCAAAAGCTCGCCAACGCAACCCCGACACCCTTGGCGCTTCCATTGATAATTGTGATTGTTGGCTGATTGCCAACTGAATCAATTAAAACGCAAGGATCGTGCGCTCCGGTAATTGTGGTTTCTGCCTTGAAACCGGCAACAGTCACCATACAGTTGTTGCCATTCACGCGCAATAGTCCGCTGGTGTTATTGTCTCCGCTGAGATTCTTGATGAACCCGACGCCACTAAAATTGCTGAAATTGAATCCATATCGGCCGCTGGTGAATACAGACAGATTTTCAAACCCGCATCCATTTGCTCCGTTAGTAACAGCAACAAATCCGTCGTCTTTGCAGCCGACAATTGAAATATTACGAATTATACTAACTTCTCCTGGGCGATTTACGCGGATGCCGCTGCCGCTAGTCTGGTTGGCTGAGTTTCCATTGATGCTAAGGTTCTCGACTTGCCCACCGTGCCACCAATCTCCGGCCCCTGCTGAGTTCTGACAAAGAACCACATCATCGTTTAGAGAGTTGGCAGCGACAAGTTTGGTTCCGGTATTGTCTGATGTTCCGTTGCCAGAACCTATAAGCGCGCCGCGCTCTCTAACAGTTGTCTTGGCTGAGCAATTAATCCTGGCATATCCAAGCAGGACGGTCTGTCCAGCAGCAATTGTAAGAGTGGAGGATATAGTCTCTCCGCCAACCAGGCCGCGAGCATCAACAATGCCACCGCTGGATGGCAAATCTGCTAATGCAGCAGTAACTTTTGCTCCGAGATTGGTCCCAGAGAATCTCTCGGCATATCTGACTTGACCTATGTTTGTTGCCGAAAGAGAGCCACCAAAGATTGCTGTTCCGGTTACGCCGAGCGCGGCATTTATAGTGACCGTAGAGCCGAAAGTGGCCCATCCAGTAACTCCGATGGCACCATGAACAGTAAGGCTTCCACCAATTACCAGACTGCCAGTAATGCCAGCGTTAGCATGAAGCGTGACCGTGGACCCAAAGTGCGCCCAATCGCTGACGCTGATGCCATCTGGCACGCCGACTATCAGGTCGATGAGCGAGCCCTGGTTGGCCTGATTCCCGTCCTGCACGATCACGTCATAGAGCCCGGTGGCGGCGAATCCCTGAATCAGCCCGTCGGCGTTCGTGGTGATCATGCTGTTGGTGTACAGGTCGGCCGTGTCATCGTCGCGCTGGCGAACGAGCGTGTTGGGCGTGGTATAGGTGGCCGATCCGCCGCTCACCGTCGGCTCGGTATTTCCGATGAGATAGATCCGCTGATTCTCGCTCACCGTCACGGCCGTGTTCACCGCGATGCTGTTCCCGCCCACCGCGCTGACCTGACGAATGTTCGCGGTGCTGAGTCCGACTTGGACCCAGTTGAGTGCAGCGAAGCGCGAAGCGACGCTGGCTGAGTCGAAGGTGATCCGCGTCCCCGTGGAGTCTTGGGCCGCATACCCGCCTCGCGGAAAGACATAACCGCGCCATCCGGACTTTGGTGATAGCAACCCCTGGCTGCCGCTCGCGCCGGTTATGTTGGTCTGGAATCCTGGGATGGATGCCATTATGATTTCTTCCCAAGCACTAGATAACGACAACTGTACGCCGTACTTTCTGCCGGCGTACCGATGAACCTAAATCGAGTCTGCGTTGTACCGACCAACTCAACGCAGAACGGAACCGTCGGTTGGTTATCTGTACTGACAGCAACCCTGTTGCATAGGGCCGTTGGCGCGAATGGAAACGCCCCGTCCTTGAAATTGAGAGTTACGTTCGGGTTGGCCGACACAGTCGTACCACTTGTGACCGTAAACAACCCCCACATATCAGTCGATCCGGCCGCGACCGAGAATAGGGAGCCGGAGCCCCAAGATGCCCCAACCGTAAAATCTCCGTTGACCAAGGCTGTTCCCTGCTCGACAAGTATACGTCGCACAGATACGTCGTTGGTGAATGTCGCTGACGTACCGGTTATCTGTCGTGTAAAGGTTGCCGTGGTCCCCATCAACGACCCAGTGATCCCAAGCGCACCGTCAATGCTGACGCTATTACCAAATGATGCGCGCCCTCCGACGGCAAGCGTTCCTGTCACGCCCACGTTCGCGTTCATCGTGACGGTCGAGCCGAACGTCGCCCACCCGGTCACGCCAATCGCCCCGTTGAACGTCGCGCTCTGGCCGACGATAAGCGTGGTATTCATGCTCACGCCGGCCAGGAACGTGACCGTCGCCCCGAACACCGACGCGCTGGACGTGCTGATGCCCTCGACCGCGCCCACGGCCAGATCGACTATGCTGCCCTGGTTGGATCGATTGCCGTCCTGGATGATGCAGTCGTAGAGTGACGGGTCGCTGCCGAACTCTATAAGTCCGTCGCTGTTGCTCGTCACCATGCTGTTGGTGATGATGTCTGCGCCGTCGTCGTCGCGCGTGCGAATGACCGACTGCGGGGTCAGGTAGGTTGCCGACCCGCCGCTGACCGTGGGCTGCGTATTGCCGACGAGAAACACGCGGTCGTTCTCGGTCACGGTGACGGCCGATCCCGACACGCTCAGGCTGTTACCGCCAACCGCACTCACCTTGCGGATGTTGGCCGTGGACAGCCCAACCTGTATCCAGTTGTTGGCGGCGAACCGGCTGGCCACCGACGCGCTGTCGAATGTAATCAGCGTCCCGCTACTATCCTGTGCCGCGTGGCCGCCCCTCGGCAGCACATAGCAGCGCCACGATTGCTTGGGCGACAGCAGCCCCTGGCTACCCGATGCGCCTGTGATGTTGAATCGTGTCCAGGGTATGCTGGCCACTAATACTCCCCGTGCGTGGTCCGCGTGCGGTCGCCGGCCGACGCCACCTGCGCGCTCAACTCGCGGAACGCCTGCCGGAACTCGGCGATGGCCACCTCAATCGGCATGGGGCGCTGCCCTAGCGGCAACCGCTTGCACATCTCGTACCACGCCCGGCTGGTATATACCTCCATCGCATAGTCCGGCACCTCGACCGTCTCGCTCTCGGCCTGCGGGGCCGGCGTGACGCGGTGAAAGGCGAAGCGGGCGTTGTAGGCGGCTCCCGGCGTCGGATACCAGCGGACCTGTCCTGTCTCGAACAGATTAGGTAGCGTGTAGCAATACGGCTCGCTGGTGATATTCAGCGTGTACTTCTCGCGGAAGATGTCATATGGGATGTAATGAAGGCGGCGCTCCTCGGCGCCGGCCACGGTCGCCAGCAAGTGCATGGACAGCGGCTTCTTGACTGCGCTGGTCACGGACGAGTAGGCGTTGTTGGCCGTGATGGCCATATCCTCTTCCTGATACTCCCACGGCCAGTTACCCTTGCGGTTCATCGTGCGGACGGCGGCGCGGAAGGCGTCACCGCACAGCGCCCGCACGGTCGTATCGCTGGCGTCAATCGGTCGCGCCAACTCGTCCACCACTTCCAGAAGCGTCCGCCGCCCGCTGGCCTCGCTGCCGGTCGATACGACAATCCCGCCGAAGGTTGGCATCAGCCGCTCTCGGAGAACGCGCCGGGCATGCGCAGGGTGCGCTCGATGGCTTTAATCTGGCCGGTGGTCAGATGCCGCCTGGCCCGCCTGAATTCCTGTCGCCACCCTGGCCTGTGCAGCTTGAGCCCCATATACAGCGTCTTAGCGGTCACGTTGCCGCGCGGCAGGTTGAGCAGAGTGATGGCCGGCACCGACTTCTCAACCGGCGTGGTCGTGGTCTGCCCGCCCCACTTGATAGTGCGGTAATTGCGGCAGACAGTTATGAACCCGCCCGACCCTCGATAGTCGCGCACGTAGCAATCCGGCACGTGCCGCTGAAACGCGCTGATTATGTCGCCGTGATAAAGTGAGCCGTTCGGCATGAATCCCCCGCAGAAAAATTTGGGACCGCCGCCAGTCCCGCTGAACGGCGGCCCCCGCCACGCTAACTAACTTACACGTTCCAGGTGCTGTCGTCGTCCTGCGAGGTGTTCTTGAGCCGCGTGGTGGCCACCTTGAGTAGCTGGCCGGCCAGCGGATTGAGCACCCCACCGTCCGCGACATACAACTTCCAGGTCATGATCCCGACGAGGCCGTAGGGATCGTTCTTGTCGGCCTTGCTCGGCGGGATGAAATTGACCTGCGGAACGCCGACACCCTTGGAGTGACTGATGCGCGCGGCATACCCATCGCCCACAACCGGGCACCGCACGATCTGATCGTTGGTCGCGTCCACCGTGCCGGCAACGCCCACGCCGACGTTCTCATCTTCCATAACGTCAACGCCGAACACGGTGCCGACCCGCGCCCGCTCAAACTTGTCCTCGCCTCGCTGCGCGCCTTTCAGGGCGATATCTTGGAAGGTTGCGTCGGTGCGAAGATCGCCGGCCAACTCCGGCGAAATCAGTGAAACGTATCGCTGGCGGCCGTTGGGCGGCTTGGCCGAGCGACTGCGCAACGCCGTGTAGCAGGTGTTGAACGACTCGGCGGCGATGCGGTGGCTGGGATTGTCGGCGTCCAGGGTCGCTTCGGTAAGCGTCTGGCTGCCGTCCCCCCAGGTCGTTGCGGTGGACACGGACGCGCCGAAGTAAGTGACCGATGGCGCGGTCGCCGACTGCGTGTTCCCGTCGTTGCTCACCATGATATTGATGAGGTACTGGTCGAGCGTGTCCTTGGCGTTATACAGGAACCGCTCGGTCAGAGTGGGAACGGGGTTTGGCTCGGAGCAGATGATCGCCCGCTCCTCCAACTGGAGGTCATTGCCGAGCAGGTCGAGCGCGTAGACGACCGAATCGACGGTGAACGACCGCCCCTTGAGCCCGCCGAACGTGGCGTAGCCGAGGAAGAACGAGATGCCGGTCATCTGCTTGCTGAACGAGTTGATGCGGTGGAACTCGATTACACGACCGCTGTTGGCCGGAATGACTTGCTGTTCGACAAGATCGCCGGCCAGCAATTCGTTTTCCAGGATGCCCAGCAGTTGCTCCTTCCAGTAGTTGCGAAGGATTCCCTGCGGGCCTCCGGTTGTTGCTGTCAATACTGCCATTGCTACCCTCTATGCGCCTAGTGGTACTGTTCGACTGATTGCCGCAAGAGCTTGCCGACCATATCCTTCTGCTCGGCCTTGCTCATCTTGGCCCAATCGACGGTGCCCGGCTTAGGCGCGGTTGGTTGTTTCTTCGGTGCGGCGGCGGGGGCGGATGCGGCACGGGCCGCCTCCTTCTGCACCCGCTGGACGCTGCGGACGGCTTCCACCGCATCGTTGCGCCGCGTTTGCTTGTCCTTCTCGCGCATCCCGTCAAGATAGCGGGTGTGAGCCACACGCAGGAATCCGTCCAGATCGCGCCGGGCCAAGTCCTGCTCGCGTTCGCTCAGGATTGTTGCTCCGTCGGACCTGATCCATTTGCCGAACTCATCTGCCTCCGGTGTGGTCATGCCCTTCTCGTTCAGGAACGAGTTGAGCACGATGGCTTGATCCTCGGTAGCGATGCTCGCTGGCTCGGGCGGCACGTAGGTACTGGACGCCGGATTCATCGTCGATTCGATTTCTCGGATCGCGCTGTCCACGTCCGCCTCGGGCACGCCAGATTCTGTGCGGGTCGCCTTGAGGATGCGGAGGGCCTTGTCAGCTACGGTGGCCTTGCGGAGGAAACGATTGCGCAAGATGTTCTCGTTCTGCTGATAGCGCTCCTGCGACGCCTTGATGCGGGCGTTAAACTGCTCCTCCGCCTGCTTGACTTGCGCGTCGCGCTCATCAAGCCGCTTCTTGAGTGATGTGACATCGTCGCCATCGGGCGGAGTTGGCTCGGCGACTGCGACCTCGGTCGGCTGCTCGGCTGTGGCCCCGGCGGCCGGTGGTTCCGGCTCCGTGGGCGCCGCCGCTGGTTCTGGTGCAGCCTCTACCGCCGCCTGCGGCTCATCCGATTCGCTACCGTCGGCAATGAGGGCTCGCAACGCTTCGGCCGCTTGTGCTTCCGTGACCTTCTCTGTCTGTGGCACGATGGTTCTCCTCGACGGCCCGGCTAGGCCGGTTGCTCGTCAGACTCTGGTGGTTGAACTGGTGACTTATAGGCGCCTTCTAGAATATTGAGAAACCAGCGACATTCGCCGTCTCTTGCTAGAAGCGTCTTACAGTCAATCGGGTTGTTGGGCTCAACCACTGTAGCCCGACCCGCAATGCGAGAAGTGATAATGCTGACCAAGGTTCGGTATAATTCCTCGTTGGTGCGCAGATGAATGCCGAGCGCAACCTCGTCTTTGTTAACTCGGTTACGACGCTGCGAGATGAGTTCTCGTACCATGTCCACAACCTTGCCAACGGGACGTGGAATTGTCATGCGATAAGTAGCGCCGATGCAACGCGCTCCTCCTCATGTGGGCAAATTCCATGATTGATGTGTTTCCCCCAGTTACATGAACCACACAAAGTTTGTAATCCGTGTGTTCGTCCAGATACAATTTCCTTGTATAAATCACCGCCATATGGTCTGCCATTGGGTCGAGCAGAACCGAGAAGTCTCTTATGTTTTGCTCCATCATTTTTAATATGATCTATTTGCAGAAATTCTTTTCTCCACTCGCCACAACAAGCACAAAACTCACCAAGTATTTTAAATGCTGACTCTCTTAATTTCCTGTTTAGACGATTTTGCGCATCACGCTTTCTGCGCTGGCAGTCAATATCTATTTTTAGTCTGGCCTTCTGCTTTTCATAAGAACGCGCCGAGATTGCTCTCGACTTATCTGGATTAAGCCGCCTCCATTCCTTGCAGCATTTTGCGAGACACGGGCGACACTTTTTACTTCGTTTTGAGTTTTTCCAAAGAGCATAATCCTCAAGAGGCTTTTCTATGTGGCAGCGCACACACGTTTGTGTCACTGTGGCTCACCAGATGCTTGAGAGGCGTTTAAGCCGCCCGTGCGCCCACCATTGCCCGGAGAGGAGCGGCCCTTCTTAGATGGTGCCCCGCCACCGGCTCCGGCCCCGCCGCGAATGCTCTGGCCGGTGGTCTGGGCCAGCCCCATCGCCTGCATACGAGCCACAATTTCCTCTGGATCGGTCAGCATTAAGCGTTCGAGCCCCTTCAAGTCGAGCGCCTCATCGCCGTATCGACGCACCAGTTCGTGCCAGTCGGTTGCGGCGGCCGTGAACGGATTACTCGACAGCATCATAGCGAAGTCGCGGAATTGGTTGGCCTTCGCCTGTCGAGTGAGCACGCTCCGCGCCCCGACGAACGTAATGTCTGTGGTGCTGTCGATATCGAGGTACGACACGCTGGTCGTCTCCGTCTCCCCCACCCGCCGGAACACCTTGGATTCGTCGTCCAATTCGATGTAATAGAGGTCATTGATGAGGCGCCCCTGCGTCGGCAACTCGTCCCGCTCAATCAGCACGGCCAACTGATCCGTGTTCTGTAGCGCGCTGGCCGCCACGATCTGCGACTCGGTGGCGGTCGTGTCGCCGGTCTGCTTCATGATTCCCTGCACCGGGTCGCGGGCGTTCATGGCGTTGCGGATGGTCTGGCTGATGACGGAGAGCGATTGGATGGCTATGCCGAGACCGGTATAATCTTTCGGGAGCGGCTGTAGCTGGTCGATATCGCCTTGCAGCGTGAACACCTCGCGCGGGCGACGGGTTTCCAGGTCGCGGGCGAATGACGGTCCCTGGTCGCCGCCGATCACATAGTTCTGGTACACCGACTCGATCAGCGCCTGGACGGTGAGAATCAGTTGAGTATCGCTCACATCCTGGAGATAGCGCACGACGGTCAGCGGTGACAGCCCATAGACGCCGCGCCCGGTCGGCAGGATGGTGATGGCGCCGCCCTGAATGTGCCCGTTGCGCTGTGGCGACTGAATCGACTGGATGACCGTGCCGTTGACCGTTCGCAGGATGATGGTGCCGCGCGGGTCAATACCGCCGATTTCCTCGGCGATGTCCTTGGGAACCATGCCCTCGAACATCCAGCCGCCGTAGTAGCCGTAATCCTTGATGTCCTTGATGTCCTCCAGCGTCAGATTCTCTGTCAGCAGCTTGGGATGGTCGGTGCGGTCGGGGCCGGTCGCCACGGAATCGGGCTCCCCTTCCAGCACGTGCTGGATACCCGCCGCGTCCCAATTGGAGTCGCTCATCAACTCCTGCAATTCCTCGTCGCGTATGCGGAACCGCTTGACCTTCCAGTTGAGTTGATCGAAGCGATTGGCCGACGGGTCGAACCAGGTGTCGAACAGGTCATCGGTTTCGAGCACCGGGTCGTCGAAGATCGGCGCCTGGATGTTCTGGAGCACGGTCATAATCGAGCCGGTCTGCGGGTTGCGGAGGAATTGGCCGGGCGTGAGCGGATCGGGGACCGGTATGCGGCGCGGCACCAGCCGTATCTGCCTCTTCCACCTCGCCGTATAGGAGCCAAGCCCGAATATGAGCGAGTCCCCGAGCGTCTCGAAGTTGGTGCGGAAGTTGCCCGGCCGCTCCAGCCCGTACATGACCAGCCGGCTCACCCGCTTGGCCGCCTCCACGTCCTCGTCGCCGACCGGGTCGGCCTGAACGTAGTCGCGCGTGCCGAACAGGCCGGCCAGAAGCAGCGCTCGCAGCGTGTTAACGCCCTGATGCGACTCCGGCGTCTTGAGGAAATTGATAGGAGACAACTCGAACCGTCCGCCCGGCGAGGCCATCGGATAGGTCTTGTTCGGCAATCCCTGTGCGGCCAGCGACTCGACCCTGTAGTTGGCCCAATTCTCGTGCCAGCCCGGCTCGCGCTCCTGCCGGTCGGAATTGGCCTGCTCGACGCAATCGTTCATAAAGTCGGTGGCGGCCTTGTCGCGCTGGCGGAACCCGAAGTTAGCCAATGCTCAGCCTCTGCATCTCGGTCGGCTGCTTGCCGGCCATCTCCATTGCCTTGCGCGCCTGGTAATAGCGCTCGATCTGCATCAGCGGCATTTCCTTCATGTGGTCGAACCAGACGGCTGGGTGGACGGCCAGGACGAATCCGGCGCGGTTGCACTCGACGCTGAAATTGATGTCCTCCCCGCCGCGCACCTTGCGGTCGTCCATGAAGGTGAAGTAGAACGGGGCGTCGCCGACCCCGTGCGGCTTGGGCGCGAACACCCGCCGATGAATGGCGATGCAGCCAGTCCCGAGGATGGGCACGCGATAGGGCTGTTTCACCGACTCGTCCGGCGCCGGCAGGTTGTAGCAGCGGTGCTCGCTGTCCACCGCGTAGTTGTTGACACGCAGCATCGTCTCGGCATCCATGTTGCCGACCCATACGGGCGTCAGGCCGCTCACCACGTCTGCGTCCCGCACCGTGCACAATTGCCAGAAATTGTCCGGCACCACCTGGTCGTCGTCGATCATGTAGAGCCAGTCGGCGTCGGTATCGTGCAGGAACGTGCGGACTATGCTGTTGCGTGCGTAATCAATCCCGCGCTTGCCAACCTCCGTGTGGACGATGAACCGGAACGGGCACTCATCTAGGGCGCTGGACGCCATCACGCGGCCGAACAGCATGGCGATGGTGAAGTTGAGCTTGCCGGTCGTGCTCGGCACGGCCAGGAAGATGATCGGCTTGCGGCCTGCCTGGAGCGGCTCGCGCTTGGACCGCCGGTCGGCGATGTTGACGACGGGTGCGGGCGGCGAGGAAGCAAACTGGCCCTGCCGCTGTTTACGGACGGTGGCCATCAGTGGTCGTCTCTGCGGCTACAATCGACAACCGGAATGTCGGGCTCCAGTGGTCGCCACAGCCGCACAATTGCGACAATCCCCTCGGCCGTGTACTCGCGCAGCGCTTCCACCAGGTCCTCGGGCAATTCAGCGACTCCGATTGGCGCGTTGTGCTTAGTATCTGCCACGGCGCCTCCGCTTCGTGCGCGTTGGCGTGCCTCCGCCGGCAACCAAGTCAAACAACCCCTTCTGCTTGTCGGTGAGCGGATGGCCCTGTGCCGAATCGTCGCGCAACATCTTCTTGGCCTTCTCTGGACTCAATCCGCGCTTGCGCCGACTTCCCATGTGTTCGTGTGGCATTAGTTGTACGCTCCCGCGAAGAACACGCTGGCCGTGAAGCTGTTGCCAAGGGCGGAGGCTGAGGCGAAGTCCACTGAGTACGGACGCGGAATGCCCTGATTGACCGGGTTTCCAGAGAAACCGTAAATCAGCAATGGGATCGGGAACGACCCCGCCGCCGAAATGTTGGTGCGGCCGGCAACGGTAAATGTGGCCCCGCCGACCGAGCCAATCACGTTGATTGCGATGACCCCGGACACGCCGGTCAATAGCGCGGCAAATTGCCCGTTCTCGAAAAACTTGGACGGGAAGGCCTGGTTGACCCCGACCGAACTGACCCCGGTGAGCGAAGCTTTGGCGAGCGATGCGACAAGCCCGTTCCAGTTAGCCATCGGTCACTCCTTCGCCTTGCTGCCGCGCCCGGTCTTGGCAAGCACGACCACCCTGGCGTCGGAGACACCGCCGGCCGCGATCACATCCCAAATAATCGCGGTCGGGTTGGGTGAGGCGCCGAACAGGTTGGAGGCGATAGCCGATTTCTGGCCGGCCGCCGTCAGCCCGGTCCCGGCGGATGTCCCGGTTGTGGTTGCGATGATGAACGTGGTCCCGCTCACGGGCGCGCGCCCGACGATGTTGATATCGTGCGAGCCGCTGACCGAGTTCCCGGCAACCGCCCAATAGAAGGCGCTGTCATAGAGGCGCATCCGGCGCATACCGCGATCCGACGCGCTCGCGCCGGTCAGTGAAACCGTCTCATCGGCGACGAAGCCCTTGCCGCTGACGAATGCGCCGCCGGAATAGGACGCCCCGCGAACGAGGTCGCCCATGATGACCCGCTCGGCCGTGTTGATTCCCGGCGTGGCGAGCACACCGCGATATTGCTTGGCGACCGCGTGGAGTTGGAACCAGATGCCGCCGCCGGTTGCCGTCTGGTCGATGAACAGGTGGGTCGGCAGAGGAGAGCCCGGGGCGTTGTGCAAATTGGTCAGGACGATGGTGGCCAGCGAATTGCGGCCAATCCCGCTGACACGGGCGATGGGCAGGCCGGTATAGCCGGACACCGCGTCGGTTTCAACCGTGATGGTGTACGATCCGCCGGTCGCCCCGCCGGCCACCGACACGCCTTGCAAGACGTAGAAGCAGTCATCCCAAACCAGCGAGCCGCGCAAGCGGTTGGGCTGCCCGGTGAATGTGCCGCCGGACGAATCGCCCATCGTGATGCGGGTATCACTGTTCTGGTTCGTGACCCCCCACAGCCTTGCCTCAACAACCTTGTCGAAAGCCATCTAACTCTCCTCTGCGGTCCTTGGTCGGCGTCCGCTGGCCGTCTGTCGTGGCTTGTTTGTGGTACTTGATATAATGGAAAGCTTCGCCGGGTCTGTTTGAGCCAACGGTCGCGGCATCAATGGACCCCTATGGCAGGCAAACCTGTATATCTAGACACATACATTATCGGCTCGCGCTCAATCGCCGGCTCGCGCACGGGCACGGCCACCGGCACCCACCGGGCGAGTATCTCGTCCGCGTGCGCCTGCGCCATCATGTCGAGCGTGTCGCGCTTGACGCTGGCCGGGTATTCGTTGACGGTGGTGCGCAGCACGCGAAGATGCTGCTCCAGGATGGTCGTCAGGTAATACCAGTGGCCGGTCTTGGCCTGCCCGGCGACCGTGCTGATCCGGTCGTTCTTGCTGCGCTTGTTCCACGCCTTCACGTCGATGAAGCGCGGCATGTTGATGGGGCGCGCCTCGTGCGGCGTCGATTTCCACACGCGCTTGATAAGCCCGACCATTGACTTGTCGGATTGCTGCTCGACGGAATAGAAGTGCGTGTGCCACACGTTCATCATCCGGAGCATCTCGTCCGCGCCTTCGTCGCTCTCCATGTCGTTCGAGACGGCCAGATCGAGCAGCACGTTGTCCATCTGGCCGCCGATATTGTAGGTGTCGATGCAGCCGATGGCCGCGTCGCAGCCTTCCTGATGATTGTCGTCACCCTTCCACGCCGGGTCGCAGTAGATGGCGCGGAACTTGGGCAGCACGCCGAATTTCTTGGCGAAGTCGGCCGGCGTCAGTGGCGTGAAGAACTCCCATTGAAGCGCCTGCTCGCCGGTCAGAGTCGGGTCGAGTTGGTACTGGAGATACCAGAACCTGTCGGTGCCGCGTCGGCGAATCTCGTTGGCGCGCTCCTTGGCGAGGTTGGCGACGCTCAGGCGCGGGATGGTCGGGAAATTCGGCTTGTTGTCATCGGTCAGCGCGGGGGTCTTGATGACGTAGTAGCGCAGCGTCCCGTCGTCGTGCTTTTCCTCCAGCATCGGCTTGTAGAGCGACTGGATGTGGTAGGGCGTGCCGCCGGACCACTCGCGGTCGAATGGCGGAGCGTTCAGTTGGCGCAACTGGTCGTAGCAGTCCTTCAACTGTTCGCGCACCTGGTCGCTGTTGCGCGAATCCTCAGCCTCCCAATCGTCGAGCAGCTTATAGTTGAAGCCGGCCCCGGCCTTGCGGGAGAGAGCCGCCGCCGCCGTCATGTTCTTCTGGTCGGCCAGGAACTCCTTGTCGCGGCACGGCCAGTCCCATTGCTGTTTCTCGCCCCACTCGGTCATGGGCAGAACGAAATTGGCCGGCTTGCCGCTCACCGTCACGCAATCCTTGGCGAAGTGCTTGCGGATGTAGCGATTGTGCCGGTTCATGTTCTTGATGGATTCGAGCGCGCCATAGGACCGCGATTCCAGGTTGTGCGAGTAGAACAGGAGGATGTCCAGGTCGTCGCGGATTTTGTGCCGCTTGGGCAGCCAGTCCGCCATCATCTTCATAAAGAAGGATTTGAGGGCGCGGCGCGGATACTGGTGATGCACGCCATCGTACTTGTCGAGTTCTCCGGTCGCCAGCAGCAGCACGGTCTTGGCGACTTCGTCGCGGTGACGGGGCGGGTGCAGCAGCGCGCGGTACTGCGGCTTCGCATACCACGTCTGGAGCGCGTAGTGCCAGAACGGATTGTGATTGGCGGCAACCTCGTCCACCGGCTTGCCGACGATGTGGTCAAATACCAGCTTGGAATCTTCGGCGAGCGAGTATTTGACCGATAGTTCCGAGCCCGTCAGGATGGACAGGTCGCGTTCGACGGAGATGGCGGCATCGAGTAGAATGGACGGATCGGGCGCCGACGATTTACGTGCGGCCATTGCTCATCGCGTTCTCCGACTCAAAGGGCACGGCGTAATAAGCGCCCGCTCGCCGAATGCTGTCGGCCAGTTTGGCGCACATCAGGCGGCGCAGGGCGTCCGAATCGCCGTGAAGCGATGCGGCGGCTATGGCCTCTATCAGTACGTCCTCGGGCGTCATGTGGTGGCAGCAGCCGGGGTCGGACCGACCTCTCCGCGCCGCGCCGTCAATTCTTCGTCTCGTCCGGGCTGCCAGGCGCCAGAGCCACGGCGTCCTGGGTGGCCTTGATTGCCTCGGCCGCCTCTTCCATGATGACCGCCTGGGCCCTCACACGCTGGTCCGACGGCAACCCGAGCCCCTTGACCGCCTGCGTGACCATGCGGAAGCAGTTGCGGAAGGCGGAGGCGTTGATGCGCTCGCCCTGCCATTCGGCGCCGTCGAGGTGGGCCCGCATCTGCCCGGCCAACCCCTCGCGTCCGAGCGCGAACAGGTCGGTTAGGCTGGCAATGGCCTTCTCGGCCTCCTGGTGGACCTGGGCTACGAGCAACCGCGCGTCATTCGCATATTCCGTCAGCCGCCACTGGAACGCCTCCTTGCTGTTTTGGGCCTGGGCCAGCCGCCGCTGCATCTCCTCGGTCAGCTTCTTCTGGACAGGTTTGACCGCCATCCTGGACTTCCAACTGGTGAGCGCGCGGCGGAGGTAGATGGTGCCGGCGTCCCGCTTGTACATCGGGATCGGGATGCTCACCAATTTCTGCAATTCCGAGCGCCGCGTCGGTAGCTGGTAAACGTGACCGAATTGCTGGTCCCGGTGGCCCTCGGGCAGCAACAGCCACGTTTTGCCGCACATGGCCGCGTCCAGGTCAAGCCGCAAACTCTTACAGGTGTGGTTGATTGGCATACATATCCGTCCAGCGCCTAATATATATGCTAATTAGACACTTGACAAATATAAGAATGTTGGATTATATTTGCCAATGATGAGGCGATTCAGCGGTGGTTTGGTGCGAGAGGCGCGGGAGGGCGCTGGTATGTCGCGGCGGGTGTTGGCCGACCGGATGCGCGTGACGGTGCAGACCATCTACAATTGGGAGCACGACACGAACATCCCCGGCGCGGACGATCTGGATCGGCTGATTGAGGTGCTGGGAAAGCCGATGAATTACTTTTTCGGGCCGATGAATGCCAAGGGTTGAGAGGGACGCGGAGGTCACGCTTGTCGTGCTGGTCTATCGCTCACTGCGCTGGCTCGAATGGTGCATGGACGGCGTGGATGCGACGATCAATGAAACGCGCTATCGGTGGTGCGTGGTCGCCAATGACGGCACGGACGAGGTGCGGCTTAGCCCGCGCGTGACCGTGGATTGGCAGAACATTGACCCAGGCGAACATTATATCGCCCGCGTCTACCGCGCTTGGAATGAGGGCGTGTTAAACTCGCCGACCCAGTTGTGTATACTGCTCAATAGCGACATGATGGCGACCGACCACGCAATCGATCAACTAGTATGGTGCAAACGGACCAAGCCGCGCTCGTTGCCGTGTGGGCTGCTAGTGGAGAACGGACGCATCAACAGCGGTATGCCAGAACACGTGCGCGACTTCGGCACCAACCCAGACAACTTCCAGCGCGACGCGTTCGTGAAGTATGCCGACTCCATCAGGCGAACATACGAGACGGAGCCCGGCCGCCTGTTCCAGCCCGTGCTATTCGACCGGCAGGAGTTTGCCGACATGGGCGGATACCCGCACGGGAATATCGGCAGCACCAGCGGCGACCGCATCCTGTTCGACCGATATGTGGCGGCCGGGTACGAGTGGGTGACGTGCAAGGGCAGCGTGTGGTATCACGCGCAGGAGGGCGAGACAAGGTGGCCACAAAGGAGAACACATGAGCCTGCTTGAATGGATAGTCCCGGCAATGATTGTGGTAGACGAAATCGAGATCGCTAATAGTCGCCCAGGTGACTATAGAAGTGCGGTATCATACGACGGCAGCGAAGGACATCAGCACATTGGTCCAAATGGAGAACAGCGCGTATGCCCACTAAAGATACCAGCAAACGAACGCAGATACGAACAACTATACGACGATCCTGACTGTTCTTGGATTATCCCAAGAAACCGATACTCTTGGTACGGACTTGATGAGAGTGGCAAAAAGAGACCGCCTCTGTCTAAATGTGAGATGTTTGGGCATACTCCAAAGTGGATTTTTGGAAGAACCTGCCGTGTGTGTGGTGGTGGCGCAACAAAATGAAACTCTCCAAAAGGAGAAATAGGTGGACATTGTGGTTTTGTGTCTAATAATCGCCGTGTCGCTCGGAGCGGTTGTATTGGCGACTCACGAACTCATGTTCTGCCTGCGTTGTTTTTCCGCGCGCGGGCTTATTATTCGTGACACCGCCATGTATCAGGTATGTGGGTGTGGCGAAAGAGAGGCGCCAGACACGTTGCCATGAGTCTATCTGCTGGAGGATCATCAATGATTAGGATGTGGATGCCGACACTGTTCGTTGCGTCTCTTGCTGCCGCGTTTGCAGCCGTACTTTGTTGTTTCGCATAATGGCCGTAGAGGAGCCGCACGTTATCGCCGCTCTCATCGACCTGTGCAGGCGCCTTGAGGTCAAAACGCTCGTCCACGTCGGCGCCGAGGATGGTTACGAGGCCGACGAGATTCGCAAGGCGACCGGGTGCCGCGCCATCTGTATCGAGCCGGACCCAAAGTGCGGGCCGGTGTCCTCCGGCATTGAGTTCCATGAGGCGGTGATCGGCGAAGAAAACTCGGTCGTGGACTTCTATATATACGCCATTCCCGGACTGAGCAGTAAGGTGGCGCGCGGTGATGGCAGCGAGATTAAAGCACAGATGCCGCAATATAAGTTGGACACTTTCTGCTGGAAGCACGATCTATCGCCAGATGCGTTAATCATCGACGTTGAGGGCTGTACAATGGATGTGCTGCGCGGGTGCGGCGCGTTGCTGGACGGCATCAAGATTATCTATTGCGAAGTGAATCATGACGGCTCGCGCGGTGACAGAGGAATGGCCGATGATGTTGACAAGTTTCTAGTTGATCGTGGATTCAGGCGGTCGATGGAATTGCCGACATATAGCTCTGGAGGACAGAGCAATTGGACGTTCGTGCGATGAGGCGGCTGCTGGTGAACGATGCGCTAACTCAAATCCCCGGCACGCGCACGTTTTGGCACGATTTGCAGGAGTGGGCCGGCGCAGAATTTATCGGAGGCGACTATGCAACCCTGGCAACTGTGGCAGATTCGATGGCGGGCGATGGAGGAGTTTCGCTCATCATCCGTAACGCCACGTGGTTCCCGCCGCTCAAGGCGAGCGAGCATGTACCCACGATTGGTTTACTCCAAGACACAATCGCCGACGGGCCGCAGAGGAAGATGCAGATCGACGTAGCTAATACAAGCAGGGTCGTAGTGTTTAACAGCGAGTTTTGTAAGTCCAAGTACCCAACCTTGCCGGATGGTCACGTTATCCCCCTGCCAGTTGACTTCTCAACATTCGAGCCGCAAAACGCGATGGGCTGCCAACAGGCGCTCGGGCTGCCGGATGGATGCGTGTGCTGGGTTGGGGCGGCGCAGGGCGCTGCCGGGCACATCAAGGGGTGGGATATCTTCATCCGGGTGGTGCGTCAGAACCCCGACATTCCGTTCGTGGCCGTGCTCAAGGACGCGGCGCCGGAAGTCTATCCGCCCAACCTGCGGGTGTATGTGAGGCTTACCCATGAGGAGTTGGTCGGGGTGATTGGCGCGTGCCGCGTGGGACTATGCACCAGCCGGAGCGAGAGTCAGCATCTCGCCGGCATCGAGATGGGGGCGTGCGGGCTGCAAATAGTTGCTCCTGAGGTTGGCGTTTATTGGGAACGCGATAGCATGCCTGGGCTCACCGTTAATGATCCAAAGCACTTCACGGAGGCCGTTCGCAAGGCGCTTGTTGCTTATATAGATCCAGAGGCAATTCGATATTACTGGCGCGCTGAATTTGACAAGCCGGTTATTAAGGCGAAGTGGGCCGCTCTGATCAAGGAGGTTGAGAATGCTGCATCTGCCCAAGCACGATGAGGACGAGTGCCCGGCCTGTGGCGGAACTGGTTGCGATACATGTGGAGGCGGGCATCCTGGTTGTCAATTTCAATGCAGGACATGTGGCGGTGGCGGTCTAGTCAGCCATGCTAAAGCACAGGAATACATGATTGGCGTTCTCATGTCTAAGGAGGATTACATACGCTCTGGTCAATCCTAATCTGCGGCGTGCCAGAACGCTACCATCTTGTGCAACCTCTGCTCTACTCATTGCTAGAGACGCAGTCTGTCGCCAGAATCCCAGATATAGAGTTACTTTTCTTTTTGGATAACAAACGACGGACAGTCGGCGAGAAAAGGAATGTTTTGTTGAGCGCGGCGCGTGGTGAGTATGTTTCGCAGATCGACGACGACGACGAGGTGGCCGCCGATTACGTCAGCCGCATCCACCGCGCCATTGCCAAGACGCGGAAGGAGGTGCCGCCGGCCGACGTGATTTGCTTCGGCCAGCGCGCCACGCTCGCGCCGCACGGCATCGTCCACGAGTGCTCGTACTCGCTCGACCACTGGCGCAACCGGCCGCCGGAGAGCCGCAGGCAGTTGGCGCCGAAGGTAGACGGCAACGGCCAGGCGTCACCCAACACCCTGCTGTGGACCGGGCCGCCCGCGCATACGATGGTGTGGAGGCGGGAGATGGTTGCCGACATTCGCTTCCCCGAGCAGCAATTCGGCGAGGATGTGGGCTGGGTTGATGTGGCGTGCGGGCGCGCCAAGACGGAGGTGCAGTTGGGCGAGACGCTTTACCATTACAAGTTTGACGTGGACAGGAGCACGACTCGATGATGTGGTCTGCTGCGGCCTGGAGGAGCAGGCGGGAAGCACCCCCTACCGGTGATAAGCGTGCTTGCACCGGCAGAGCGCGTTCGAATCGCGCCAGCAGACCTCTAAAGTTTGACCCAGAGAGGAGCGCGGCGCGGGGATGAGCCAAAGCGGCATCTACAGCGATCTAAAAATGGCGTGGCACATGCTACGCGATGGCGGGTTGCCGGACGCGCCCAAACAGGTGCAAATTATTCTCAGTGATTTGTGCAACCAAAATTGCAGCTTCTGCGCCTATCGCATGGATGGATACACGTCTAACGAATTGTTCGTCGGCGAGTCGGAGAAGGCGAAGTACGGCACGAATAATCCCGTGCGGCAGATGCCGGGGCCGCGCGCGTTCTCTCTGCTGGACGAGTGCAAGCGGCTTGGCGTCGAGGGGCTACAATTCACGGGCGGCGGGGAGCCCACGGTCCACAAGCAGCACGTGGAGATATTCCAACGCGCGCTCGACCTCGGATTCTCGTGCTCGCTGGTAAGCAATGGCGTTGCGTGGTCGCCCGCTCTTATAGCCCAGTTGCGCGAATTCGCGTGGGTACGCGTCAGCCTGGACGCCGGCACGCCAGAGACGTATGCGCGAATCCGGCAGACACCACCCGGCAACTTTCAGCGCGTGCTTGATAACGTGCGCAGGCTGGCAACCATTGCCAACAGAGAACGTTGCGTGCTCGGCGTCGGCTACGTGGTGACGCCGGATAACTGGAGCGAGGTGCGGCAGGCGACTCATCTAGTGCGCGAGGCCGGGGCGGCATACATTCGGTTGTCGGCCATGTTCAGCCCCGACAATGCACTCCCCTACCAAGATATTTACCAGGACGTGCTCAAGGCGGTGCGCGACGTGAAGGCGGATTACGACTCGCCGGCGTTCACCGTGTACGAGTTATTCACCGATCGCCTGCAAGACCTGTTCGACGGACCGCCGGACTACGACGTGTGCGCGTACCAGCATTTCACGGCGTATGTGGGCGGGGATTTGAACGCCTACCGCTGCTGCGTGCTGGCGTATAATAAGCGCGGGCTCATCGACGGAGGCAATCTGACCACGCGACCATTTGACGAGTTCTGGAACAGCGCGGAGCGGAAGGCTGACTTCGCCAAGTTCAACGCGAGGGGATGCGAGCGGTGTCAGTTCAATAGCAAAAATCGGGCGGCGGCATATATCCTCGGCGCGAGGCCGAAGCATGCGGAGTTTCCATGAAATTGTCGGCTCTGATCACCATCCACGACCGCGACATATCCGTAATGCAAACCGTGTTCGAGTCCATGCGCGATCAGACACACGATGAGTTTGTGATTGTGCTCGACCGGACACCGAACGCGCTGGTTGACTTCATTCGGACGTGGTGGACGGACGACCCCCGCACGCGGTTCGTTGAGATCGATGGGCCGAAGGGGTGGAGGTCGCCCGTGCTGGCGTGGAATGCCGGGTTTGCAGCCGTGACCGGCGACCACCTGTTCGCGTTCAGCAGCGAGACGGTGCAGAAGGCCGGTAACGTCGAGCGGGTGCGGGCGTGGCTAGAGCGCGAGCCCAAGTCGATTGTGTTCGGCAAGGCGGAATGTTCGTGCGGGCCAGGCGGGCGCGAGGTGGATTGGGGTGGTACCGCACCCGGCAACCTGCTGGTGGACGCAGCCCACCCCCGCCCGCTCGGGTTCATTTGGGCCGGGCCGATGGCGAACGTGCGGCAGGTCGGCGGGATGGACGACGGGTTCGCTGACGGGCTGTGGTTCGACGACGACGACTTTTACTTCCGGTTGTGGCAAACCGGGCTGGATTTCGCGTTCGACGACGCCATCAGCGGCATCCACCTACACCACGAACGGCCAGTTCTGGACACCCGGGCCGGGCAGGCGGCCATTGCGCGCAACCAGACGCTCATCCTGCGGAAGCATGGCACGGTCAGACCAATCAGCGCGGTGCAACGTCGGGTCGAATTCGGCATAAATCGGACGATTTGGAGGCATTTATGAGCAAATTGCCTGGTAGAACGCGCCTGGAGCGCGAAACCAGCATTATATTCAACGACGCCGAAGGCACGGCCAGCATCTGGACGTTCAGCCCGTCTGTCCAATCAAGGCTTTCCAGCCTCGGACACCGCCCCAACGGTGCTAACGTCGCCGGCCCGTACATCCTCGAAAAATCCCTGATCACAATCAGGCGCGCCAAGCGAAAATCGGCCATCTCACAGGCATCCATCGACGCGCTCAGGAAGGCCCGCGAGGCCCGTAAACTGGCGCCTGGCGGGTGATTCTACCGGCATATTAGCCGATAACCACTGCCGGGTGAATATTTTAGCGCAAAATGTCTGGGGTAATTAACGGCTCCGCTGACGCCCCGACCGCGACACCCTCCCCACTGTACGGTGTCCACCATAGATGACACAATCGCTAACCTCAATGTTATCAATCACTTCATACCACCTATGATAATGCGACCGCGTGCATGTCTGCGGCCGGCAGGCCACGCATAATCGTGTGCGCCTGCCTATCTCATTTACCACCAACAGGTTAGCACAATCACGACGGTTTACATAACGGCCGTTATCGGACATTGAGTATTGTGCACTCATAGCTGCGCAAGAATCATGCCAAGTGTCCTCTGCGGAGGACAACTGTCCATAAATAGCCACATATGTCCAAGAATCTGCACAGTTACCTTTTGTAACAGTCTATGCCGATGGGGTGATGTGGCACGGCGGTTGCTGGGCGGCGCGTAAGATGTAAACTATGTAAAATGATTAGGTTGGTGAAGATTCATGTTGACCGGCGGCGCAATCGTCGTATGATTGTGGCAATGAAAGGAGGCGACCATGACAGAACAGAAACAGTATCCACAGACACGGCAAAGCGGGCGCTGCGATTCGTGCGAGGCGCTCATGATCAACGGAGTCTACTGCCACGAGACGGGATGCCGGCGCTCGCCGGTCGAGTGCAGAGAATGCGGCACACACTTCGATCCGGTCGAGCATGGACGCTACCCATATTGTCCTGACTGCCGCGAAATCCACAGCGGCGATGAATAGGAGCCCGAGGAGGCGACCATGAACTCAGCATGGATGCTCGACCTAATGGTTGCGTTGCTGGCGTTCGGAATGGTCTGTCTGGCGATGTGGGCGATGATCACTCTCGATAGGAGGTAGACGACCATGACCGAGCAGAAGATCGTCGCGGAGTGCTGGACCTGCCCGTGGCTCATCAATCTAGACAGGATGGGCCTACGCACCGAACATCCGCCGTCAACAATGCACACGGCAGCCGAAGCGGACAAGCACCGCGCCGCCGGCCACGACGTGCGGCCCGTGGGGGTGAGGCGTGCCCGGTAATCTTCCGGCGGCCGTTGGGGTATGCCAACGTCCAGATTGCGGATTGCCAACGCGGGCAGGGTCGTTCTGGTGTTGGGGCCATGGTCCACTTGCCGTGCCGACGTGTGCCGTCTGTCATAGGCCAATGAATGACGGCTTAACTTTTCCGGGCGCGGTGTCGCACATTGCCGTACACGGCCAGTGTCGCATTGAGGTGAAGCGTGAAGGCCGATAGCTGCCCCGTGTGTGGCCGCCCGCTATTCGTGTGGCCGCTCTATCGCGGCGAGCGATGCGCGCCGGGGTGGTGGGTGAACTGCATTCGTAGTCCGCGCCAAGCGGCGCAGAGGGAGGGCGCATGAGCGACGTGCCGACTCTGACGGACAAGGATTTCCGTTGCTACATCAAGCCGATTCCAGTTTCTGCCAATGAGGGCAAATGGGATTGGCGCGTAACGGTGCAGAGGCTCAAGGATGCCGTGACGCGCCACGAAAAGGTCAGCGGCGGGTGGATTGTGGCGGAGTCAGTAGCAAGGCGCCTGATGCGCGAACTAGGAGGCGAAGCATGAGCGACAAGACGAAGCACACACCGACGCCGGACCCGTACAACACGAAGATCGGCGAGGTCAACGTGCAGGATGGCGGTGGTGATAATCCTGTGCCTGTATTCGCCGCTGACCTGGACTCGCCGTACCGCGAGCGCTTGGAAGCCTTCGGGGCGATGCGGGAGGCGCTGCGCGAGTGCCTTGCGTATCTGGAGGATGAGGGGTTAGACGACATACCAGTTGATGGCCAGACACTTGTTAAGGACGCCCGCGCCGCTCTCGCGCTGGCAGACAAGGAGGATTGACATGGATACGCCGAAGTGGACGCCAGGGCCGTGGACGGCTGTTAATGACAGCCTAGTACGCGGGCCGCACGGTGAAGCCGTAGCAGCAACGGCGTGGACCGGGCAGTACCCGATTGACCCGAATCGTGCGGCCAACGCCCAGGTCATCGCCGCCGCCCCGGAGATGGCGGAGGCGCTGCGCTTAGCACTTGAGCGCCTCGAACATCCGGTGGTGCACGACGCCTTTAGGGCCGACAGCGTTCAGTATGATCGTCTCGACGCAACCATAGTTATCGCCCGCGCCGCTCTCCGCAAGGCGGGTGTGCTATAAACCGTTAGACAAACAGGAGGCCACCATGCCATACAACGGCTGGAGCAATTACGAGACATGGGCGTTTGCGCTGTGGTTTGACAACGATAAGCCGCTTTATCGTGAGCGATGCGCTAAGGCGGCGGAATTGTGGGAGGAAGCCAAAAACACGCAGCGGGAATATTGCGACCGTTCGCAGACCGCCAGAATCGCGCTAGCCGGCTGGCTCAAGGAGTGGGCGCAGGAGAATGAGCCGGACCTTGGCGCATCCTTGTGGGCCGACCTGCTGGGGGCGGCCGTGTCGGAGATCGATTACCATGAGGTCGCCGATAACTGGCTGTCTGAATTGAACGGTTACGAGCGGCGTACAAAATGACCGGCCCGTGGGGCCCGCCGCGCATCCGTAAACCCGACGCCGACCAACCCTGGCTTGAAGCCGCAATCATCTGGCTGGTGATTTCGGCCGTGGTGATGATTGGTGGGATGGTGGCGCGATGATGGCCCTATTTGTAGTCGCCGCCTTCCTGGCCGCCTTAGAAGTCGTCGGCGTGGCGGTCTACTGTTGGCTGGTCAGGGCCGGGCGGTTGCGCTAGGCCCGCCCGCGTTAGCCTGAATTGCGATCTAGGTAATCGGCGGCGAGGCGCAAAAGCTTCGAGCTATCACGCCACAGTCCAATGGAATAATTACAACGAAAACACAACAGACCCCTAACCCTTCCGGTTCTATGATTGTGATCGACGGCAAGTCGGCGCCTTAATGGTCGGCTTAGACAAATAGCGCAGGCCCCGCCCTGTTGATTTAAAATGGCGCTATATGACTCAATTGTTAACCCGAACCTTTTTAGACGCCAGCGCCAACTATTCAATCTATAACTTTTTGGGTTCCGCACTCGCCAAGATTTTCTAGAACAAGTAGGAGAACATATAACCCTTCTTCGTCCGCGTTTTGTGGTCGAGCGGCGAAACGATTTTGAGCAAATGCGGCACCTTATCCATTTACCATTTCCTGCCCGTCTATCCATTCGTTTATCACCCGTTGTGCCCTAAAGGGCACGGGTAATTACTGTTTCCTGGGGCCTATGATTCTAAAGGAGTTACACGCCGGTTAATTATGAGCCTAATAATATTGGGCTTCGGTTCGGGGGTGATCAGTAGCTCGTCCTTGAGCCCATAGGCGCGCGTCTTTTCTGGCCGAATGTGGGTATTGCGCCAGCCGTCGCCGCGCGGGCGGCCCGGGCGAAACAGGTGGTACCAGATAGCATCAACCGCGCCCTTCCAATGCTTGGCCCCCCGCACGTCAACAGAGCCGGTGTGCTGGTCAACTCGCAGGTGCTTGAGTATCAGGGCGGCGCAATGGTGCCCGGAAGCGTCCTGGGCCTGTCTGATTTGCTGAGCGGCGATGGATGCTTCGGAGTTATCGTTTTCGTTGAGAATGTGGCAGGCCGGCGTGGCCGTGTCCACAATGATGAGGTCCGGCTTGAACGCTTCGGCCGTGACGCGCATGGCGAGGCTCCACTTTGATGAGGCGGTTAGGGTGCGCGATTCGATGCGCAGGTTCGAGCGGAGCAGATCGCGGGACGGCGATCCTAGTCCGCGCCATGTCCAGCGGGCATATGCGGATAGGTCGGCGCGGCTATTCTCCTCATCGAAATATAATATGCGCTTGGGATCGATACCGCTGCCAATAAATGGCGTGCCGGTCGCCAGGGCCGTGGCGAATGCGTATGAGAAGAAACTTTTGCCCACACCGGGAAGCCCACACAGGATGATTGTGCTGCCCTTGTGGATAGCGTCCGGTACAAGCCAGTCGGGTTCGGGTTCCGTGTCGGTGAATATCTCGTCTGTGGGGATTGTTGCCAGCGCGCGCCTCCTGCCGCCGCCTGAGAGACTTTATAGGGCAGGCCGCCAGGAGGCTAGCGGCTTTTCGGCGCTTGGGGTGCGCCTAGCCCCGTGGAGGTAATATAGCAAAGTTGTGGTAATCTTGCAAGAGGAGCGCTTCTGGAGTCATTTGTAGATGTTCTCCTAAACTGACAATATATTACAAGTTTCAGAGCATACATACAAGTGGAGTGCGAAGGCTAGCCGTGGCGAACGAGTGGCGAACAAAATAATCGAAGATTGTGCTTGACAATGGGTGTGGTCCGCGCTATGTTCGGGCCAACTTTCGGAGGACATATGAGGCGGTTGGTGGCGGCTTGCACGATCTTGGCGGGACTCGTGGTGCCCACGGCGACCACGGCGGCCCACGAGCGCGAGTGGCCCTGGCGCGCGGCGACGACGTGGTACGTGGCGGCCACGGCCTCGGACTATTACACAAGTGAGCGCGGCTTTGATGTCGGCTTCATCGAGAAGAATCCGGCCATGCCCACCCGCCCCACCGACAGCCGGTTCTTCGCGCAGGCTGCGGTGTTCAATGTGGCGGTGTGGGTGGCCGCGAGGAAGATACGGCAGCGCCACCCCCGCGCGGCTGTATGGGTTCTCATAGGCGTCGGGGCAGTTCACGCCATGGCAGCAGCACACAACGACAGGCTATATGATAGCCGCTAGAACGCAGGAGGGGGCAATGGCGGTGTGGGACGGGAGGCCGCGAATTACTCTGAATGATGCACCGTTGACGCGGGCCGAGGTGGAGCGACTTACCAAGAAGGTCAAGACGGTCAAGCCTGACCTGGAGCAGGCATACGAGGAGGACAAGGCGCGCGTTGGTAGCGGCAAGCCATGTAGCTGGCCCGGCCACGCCCTCGCTGTGGAGGTAGGGGAGATGGAGGCCGTGCTGCGGCAGGCGCCGGAATCACTTAGGCAAGCCGCGTTTCGTTCTGAAGTCGAGGACTGGTTTGGTATGTGGTATAGGCCGTGGCTCGCCCGTCGCGCGAGCGTGCTGGGAGGGAAAGATGCCCCCTGAACACGTGCCAGCGGATTTCATCTTCCAAGGCCAGCGCATCCCGGAACGGATGTGCGGGGATATCGAACGCTACATCAGGCAGGGAATCGAGCCCGGCGATTTTCTCCGGGCCGTCATCTGCAACGATCTCACCGAAGCTTGTGGCCGAGCCGACAACGAGAACATCCGGCTTCTGCACGTCTACGTTGCCTATTTCTACAACGAGGCTCCGTCAGGGTGCTGGGGCAGCGAGCAGAGGTATGTTGCTTGGATTAAGCGTCACGCCATAGAGCGCGCCGCCGCGCAGAAAAGGGGGAAGAAATGACCGCTGACACGAAGCCGCCGACTCTGACGTTGACGGATGAGGAGTGCGATTCCATCCTTGAACACACCAAAGCCGTAAGGTTCTTTAGCCGCGCTGCGGTCCGCGCCGCCTATGCCAAGGGGCTAGCGGCCGGAGCGGTAGAGCAGAGGAAATATGATGCGGAAACCGTGCACGACATGATGAGTGCACCGGGGCGCCACGTCACTGAGTGGGACGGCGGCTGGACTGACGAGGTCGCGGCTGCGATGTGTAAAAGCATGGTCTTGTTTATCGAGTCCGGAGAGGTGAAGCCGTGAGCGAGCCGACGAAGTGTCTGAGATGCGGGATGGAGGGATGCCCATGCAGTCCTAAAATGGTCATCCACAACCCCACCGGCGGCGGTGAAGGTTGGGTAACGAATCACCTGCTCGCCGACATCGCCTGCTCGCTGCGGAGGCTGACCATACCGTGCTACTGCGTATTGCAACATGGGCGCCCATGTCCACGCCATGACGGCGACGGAAGATGACCACCCATCGCCCGACCGAAGCGAAGAGGAAGTGGCGGGAGGCACACTCCAAGACTGGATGTTGTTCGCGCGGAGGTGTCATCCTTCCCGCAGTACACGCTGCTTTGGACGCCGCCGTGCGGGCAGCGTTCGAGGAGCGTGGACACATTGCGGGCTGCCGATGTTTAACGCTCTCCTGTTCGCAAGCCCACGCTGAGTCGGTGTACCACCCACGGGGCCATCCGGTAGCGGTAGATACACGCTGTGCGCTCCCGTCCTGGCTGCCGAAGGAGATGGATTCTCTCATTGGATGCCCATGCCACAAAGTCGATCCATGCCCGAGCGAGAAGGAGCCGCGCCATGAGTGAGCCGAAGCGCCAGACGCCGAGAGAGATATTCGTAGACGCGATGGTATGTGCTCTTAACAACCCGCCACCGAGAACGCCGCAGCGAGAACAAATGGCCCATTTGGTGCGCCAAGCCGCTGAGGCGTTCGCGGATGCGGAGTGCTACGCTCGGTTCTCCTTCGAGGAGCGTTATGAGTTCGAGGGGGCCAAGAAACACGATCACGCCGCCTGCCGCGCTGCGCTGCTCAGGGAGATTGGGCTTGGCTAAAGCGTGTGGCTGCCATCTTGTGCGGGTCACTGATGACGAGTGTTCGTGTGGCGGCTATTGCATGTGCGACCACATCGAGGAGGCAGACGCTATGAGCGATCCGAAGGGGGCGTTTGAGGATGACGGTTGTATCTGTCGCTTTCGCTATTATGACGATGGCCGGATGGACGTGCTAAACATCTGCTCCTATCACGAGGTGACCGCGCGCGAGGCGTTCAGGCGCGGGCAGGAGGCGATGCGGGAGAGGGCGGCGGTCTTGTGTGAGCATCCAGCGGACGTTATACGAGATATCGAACCGTGCACAGCCATGCAGCACGAAGAAGATTGTCACAGCAAAGACGCTATCGCCATCCGCGCCCTGCCGCTGGAGGAGGAGACGTCATGACCGAGAAGCCGCTGGATGAGTTGGTGAGGGAGGCACACGAAACTTGCCCTATTAATAGTCAGGGAGGTATGACAGCGTACTGGAAGGACGGCGTGCATTTCATTGTGTCTGGTGGAGGCACTATTGTTGAGTGCTGCTCGGCACTTCACAAACCGATTGCTGCCCTCGCCGCGTTCGCGGAGTCGGAGGGCAGGAGGGCGGACGGGTTCGCCAAGATGATGTCCTGCGAAAACTACGATGGTGGCGAGACCAACAAGTGCGCGGAAGAAACGCCCGATCCGCCGGGTATTGGCCTTCATCGCTGTATGTCGTGTCAAATCCTCAAGGCGCAATCTGAGCGTGCCGCCGCAGAGAAGCGCGCCGAGGAGGCGCGAATCGTCCACAATAACTTTATCAACGAGGCTGAGGCATGCATCGCCGAGCTGGAGCGCGAGGTCAATGGGCTGCGGGCGGCGCTTACCGATCTGAGCAGTGTGATAGTATGCCGATGCGCCGATTTTGGTTGAGGCGCGTCAAGGACGAGACGGGTATCAGCCGGACAGGGCGCGTTCTGGAAGGGGTCGTAACGCAGAGCGGTCGCGTGTTCGTGGAGTGGCGTCCGCCGCACAAGACCATCGGCATCTACGACTCGCTGGAACAGTTCAAGACGATTCATGTGGACTGTCATCCGTCATGCAACGAGATCGTGTGGGTGGACGATGCTCGCTGACCTGATCGGCCGCGCAGCCGACGCGCTGAGGGAGATGGATAGGGCGTGTCCCTGTCGAATGACGCCGCTGTGTAAGGACGACGCCATAGGTATCGGCTGCTCTCGTCCTTGCTTGTGTGACAAAGCCCGCTATCCAGGGAACATCTCCGCCGACTGCCTCTGGGCCGGCCACGCCGCCGCCGCATGCCTGCGGGAGACGCTGGGGGAGATCGTGGAGGCGTGGCACCACGTCGGTTGCTGGTGCCATGACGGAGACGGGTCAGATGATTGTGAGAACGCGGGCGGGCCAGACAACGTGGGCTGGCATCATCATCCATACACAGATGTTGTGTGCGAGCAGGCGCGCGCCGCCGCGAGGGAAAGACTCACGGCATCAACCTCCGCGCCTGCCACGGACGATAAATGAGGCGCGGCCGACGCTCTTACGCCATCCCCGACTTCGGCATGAGCCAGTCCGCCAGGAATGAGCGGAGGCGCGGACGCGTGTGTGTGTGCGGGCACCATGGCGAGGCCCATATCATCGCTGTCGGTGCCGACTCGGGCGGCGGCGCCGAGTGTAAATTATGCGAATGCGAGAACTTCCGGATTCACTGGGAGCGACCGAAAATAGTTATTGACAACCGACCGGCGGCGACATACAATTGTGGCGCAATGGAGGAGTGATGACGGAAAATCCAGCGCCAGAGACGACGAAGGTTGCGTGCTTCGGGGCCAACAGTTCAGGCAAAACGCTGCAAATCCGCAGCCTCATCGAGGCCTATGGGGCGGCGAACGTCGGCATCGTGTCGTGTGAGCACGGGCTTGGAACGATACAGTCATCGCTCGATGGTGTTGGCAAGCGCGAGCCCGGCAATCTAGCCGAGTTCAAGGACGCCTGGAAGTGGGCGCAGGATAACTACTCGGGCCGCGACAAGTGGGTGTGCATCGACGGCGGCACGCGGGCGCTCCAGTGGGGCTCAAACGATATTCTCCAGGGCACGGACGAGGCGTTCATCAGGCTGGCGACCGGCGCGGGCCGCCACGAATTACCCTCCCCTCTCAGGCCGTGGCTGCGTTATATCACCTCCGACGGCAACATTGATTCCCGCAAGCAATGGATGAGCATTGCATGGGACGCCGATCATGAAATGAATCGGTGGGTCAAGCTGCCGTGCAATCACTACTGGACATTTTGGGAGGACGAGACCTGGATTAACGAGGCCAAAAAGGGGGTGCCGTGGACTGTGGATGCGCTTGGAAAGGGGTCGCGGCAGGCCATCTATGGCACGTTCGATTTCATACTTAGGCTGACAAGGGAGGGGTCGGACGGCGAAATGGTGGTGGCGACGCATGATCCGAGCGGGCGGATCGTTAAATCCAAGGCGCGGGACGACTGGAATTGGGTGAAGGTGCCGACGAGGCAGGAGCACTTTAACTTGGCGAAGTTCGTTGAATCGCTAAAGCCGCCGAGCGCGGCCAAGGAGACGTGATGGGCGAGAACGGCGGGTATGAAGGCTACAAGGATTTGCTGGATGAACTGGACAAGGACACGCGGGTTGGGGACCACGATTTCTTGGTCAACTCGGTGACGACCGGCCGATGGGCCGACCTGACACCGAACGGCAGCCAAGACCCGTATGTGAAGGTGGACGGGGTGCTGTTGACGGCCGCGCAGGCCAAGTGCGATTTCACCTGGAGTCCCCCGCCGCCGGCCAGCGTCATCAAGGACCAGATGGCGTCGTGGGAGCCGGGCAAGCGGAAGGCGATTGCTGGCGCGATTCGCTTGGGCGAGGCGACCATCAAGCACTATGGCAAAACGGTGGACGGGCTCAAGAGCGGCGACGTTCTGCGCGTCAAGACGGTCAAGACGAAGGTGAAGGCGGACGGCAAGGGTGGGTTTATTCGGATCGTGGCGATTCTGCCGAAGGATCAGATCGGGCAGGCCAGCACGCAGACGGCGGCGGACCTGAGCGAAATCCCCTACTAACAGGAGGCACCATGACGGCAAGTCAGGCTGCAAAGGTTCTTGGAATGACCACAGAGGGCGTGTGTTATCGCATTCGCACCGGCAAGATCAAGGCGAAGAAGGTGTACGGGAAGTTCGGTGGCAGGGGCTTCGCCTGGAACATCGAATCGCTTGATGGCCAGGATGGGAATGGCTCAACGCGCCCCAATCCTGCCGCGCTGCTAATCAAGGCGGCCCGCGACTTCCCAAAGGCCACGGACGAGACGGTTATAGCTATCGCGGCCTTCGCATCGGTGGCCGTTAAGTCGGCTTGACTTCACATGAATGAGTTTGCTAGTCAGGCGGGCCATTGGTATGCGCGCGATGGCTCGCCCCAATACACGATTGTCGGAGCCAACGGAGCCGAGCGCAATACCACCCTGCGCGATGCCCGCAAGTTCGGATACCTGCCGAGCGTCACGTCGATCATCAAGTGTGCGTCGGCGCCCGGGCTAGAACAGTGGAAAGCGAATCAACTGTTGCTCGCCGGGCTCACGTTGCCACGCGAGAAGGATGAAAGCGAGAAGTCGTGGCTGTCCAGGGTGTCGGAGGATAGTAAGCAGCAAGCGGCGAAGGCCGCCGAGCGCGGGACGGCGATTCACGCGGCGATTGAGCGATCCTACGGAGAGGAGCCGGCCGGCGAGTTTCAGCAGGAAGTTTGGGCAGCGCGCAAGGCGGTGGACGAGGTGTTTGCCGGTGAGGCATGGCTACCAGAAAAGTCGTTCGCCTCGCCGCTCGGCTATGGCGGCAAGGTGGACCTGCACTCGGCCAACGCGGTGGTTGACTTCAAGACGAAGGACGGATGTGTGGAGGAAGTCGAGCTATACGATGAACACCACATGCAGTTGGCGGCGTATGCGGCCGGGCTGGAGTTGCCGGCCGAGGCACGGTGCGCCATCGTGTTCGTGAGCCGGACGCTGCCGGGAAAGGCGAAAGCTGTGGTGCAGACAGAGGAGGACAGGCAGCGCGGGTGGCAGATGTTTGAGGCGCTGTTGGCGTACTGGCAGGCGAAGAACGATTACAGGCCATAATTCTGCCAGTCGGGTTGCCCCAGGCTACACGGCCGCGCCCGACGGCCGAAGAGGCAACGCCGCAGGAGTGAGCGCTGGCTCACGTTCTCGATGCGGTTGCGGCGACCATCGGGCAATGGAAAGCGGAGGCAAAGATGGTTGTATTGTATACCTTGCTAATATTCGTGGCTGCGGCATTCGTCTTGGCTATCCTGGCCCCGCTTGCATTTCGTATAATTGATTGGTGGTGGAACACGGTAGAAGATTGGTTTGATAGGTGAGCACGTGCCAATCAACATAAGCAGTCCTTGGCCGGGTCACATGGGAGGGCGGCGCACTAGCAAGCGCCACTGTGCGATGTGCGCCGGCTGTGACGATAATCCCTGGAAGCCGGTGTGTTACAACGGCAGCGAGGATCACGCAGCATGTCAGCGGCATCGCGTAAGCGCAGGGCCGAGCGGACAGAAATTGTCATCGACACCCGCGAGCCCGTCGAAACCGCCTATAAGTTCGCCGGATTCAAGACGGTTAGACAGAAACTAGAGACCGGCGATTACTCGATTCTCGGCCACGAATCGCGGGTCACGGTAGAACGAAAGGAGCATGGGGATGCTTACGGGGTGGTGGGCGCTAACCGAGAACGCTTCGAGCGCGAACTGGAGCGGCTCGCCAAGTTTGAGTGCCCGGCCATCGTCATCGAAGCCGATCTTGCCGACTTCGCCACGCCGCCGCCATACACACGGATTGTCGCGGCCCAAGCCGTCGGCTCGTTCGTCTCGTGGTCCGTGCGCTATCGGATTCCGGTGTGGTTCTGTCACGGGCGGCGTGAGGCCGAGAGGGTGACATTGAGGATATTAGGCGCGTACCTTGAACATCTCAGCGGAGGCAAGCCATGAGCATTCGTCGCGGGACAGTCTACAACATCGGCCTGAGTACGCGTGACGAGAAGGGCGTGCACAGGCTCGATCTATTAGTAATGGAAACCGAGCTAGCCCGTGCAATCGGAAAGGCGCTTGAAGCCGTGCCGGGCGGTAAGCTCGTCGAGGCACGGACGACGGTGTTTGATGGGGTGGTGGAATGAGCAAGCTGGGTAAATTTCTAATGAATCCGGAGGAGGCGAGCATGACGCTGGTGGAGGCGTGCAGGAAGATGGTAAATTATTGGTGCGGGTGGAGAAGCAAGGACCCAGTATATCAAGAGTTTTTCGCCGCCCTCGAAGCCGAAGAGAAGCGTGGGGCGGCCGTATCCAAGGTTGCCGATCCACTCGCGCAGGTGGGACAAAATGCTCCGTTGGTGGTCCGGGTGTCAACTGAATCCGCCGGCTCGCTGCTCCCGCCCATCCGCCACACCGAGCGGCGCGATCCACTGAGCGCGGATGCGAGCGGCGAATGGTCTGATTGGGATTGAGGAGATGTGCTGGTGCCGCGATGCAGCGCGGGTGGATAGAGCGAGACTGCGAGGTCCGTCATGCTGCGTGAACTGTTACGGACAGCAAGTCGAGTAGCCGGGTGGGTATCCGGCCGCCAGCACTTGAAATTATAACAACCGTTGTTATAGCGGAGGCCGCGTGCTAGCCGACGAGATGCGAGGAATGGACGGGGTGGGCGGCAATGACCTCTACCGCCGCCTGAGCGATAGCAGCAAGTATGAGATGGAGGCGATACGGCTGCGACGGTCGTTCGCCGAGTTGGCCGAGAGTCTGGTGCACACGGTGAGCAAGTTGGACAATCGCAATCCGCTGGCGGCCGAGGCGTTCCTGCGGAGGTTGCGGCGGACGGAGAGGGTGATGAAGTGGTGTAGCAGCGGTGAGGGCGAGGATTAACAGGAGACGATCATGAGAGCGATTCACAAGAAGCGGATTCGTAAGTTGGCGGCGTATCTGGCGGGGCCGGTGGCGCGCGCGGACGCCAAGGCGCGGCGCAAGGGGCGGTTTAAGTTTGATATGATTACGTGGTGCCAGTGGAACAATAATGAGGCGGAGAGAAAGCATCATTATGGTTACCCGAACAGGGTTGGGTTGGATAAGGCCCACTGTGGTACCGCCGCCTGTGCGCTTGGGTGGGCAACGGCGATATTTCCGCAGCTTAGGCTGAGCTGTGGTCAGGTTGTCGGGAACTCACGCGGATTCTTCGGCATGGATCATCGACAATTCAGCAAAGCCTTTACCCCGCTGGATAAAGTGGGGATGATCGCGGTCCGCACCCCCAAGGAAGCCGCCCGCGCGCTCCGCGCCATCGCCAATGAAGGCTAACATGACCGAGATATACAGAGGTTTGCTGGATGCCAAGGCGGACGCGTTCGTGCCTCCGGGTGCGTTGCCGGCGCGGCGCGACGAGTACGACAGCCGTGAGGACGCGATGGAAGCCGCGCTCGCCATCTGGCGCAAGTACGGGCAGATCGGCATGCCGTTCATCATGTGCACGACGCTGAGCGGAGATGCGCGGTATGTGGCGGGGGTGATTGAAATCGGGCCGGGGGGCAAATGAACGCCGATAACCCGCTACACATTCTGCTGCATCACCTGGATTGGGTGGCGGCAACCTTCACGCTGTCCGGCAAGTGGGCGCTCGGCCGCAGAATCAGGGCTGGGTGGATAGTGGAGATTGTAGGTGGCGTGCTTTGGTTCGTGGTGGCATCGTTGGCGGTATTCAGCGGCAGGCCGATCTACGCACAGATGTTGCACAGCGTTATTGGCGTGGCGATAGCCGCCCATGCTTTCGTGTCGTGGGGGCGGAGATGAAACGCGCCTACACGTTCAGATGGCACCGGACCAGCGTAGACTCGGTGGCGCCGGTCACGCTGGAAAATGAGCCGAAGGTTGGCGAAGATGTGTGGGTGGCCGGGAAGAAGTATATCGTGGTGAGCGTGGATCGCAGGGTTGAGCCGATTGTGGTGGTGCTGGAGCCGCCGCCGCTAAGGCTCTATAACAGGAAGGACCCGAAGGTGTGGCGATGAACAACGGTTTGCTGGCTCGGGGCCACGGCAACCAGAACGACGAGGCGGAGACGCCCGGCTGGCTGTTCCAGGCACTCGACGCCGAATTTGGGTTCACGTTCGACGCGGCGGCCACACCGTCCAACTCGAAGTGCCGTCTATTTGCCCACCACATCGAGACAGCCACGATTGACGCTGGCCATCGAGTCTACTGTAATCCACCGTACAGCAATATAGAGCTATTCGTGCACATGCTGTTGCCGCTGCCCAACATGACGGTGTTCCTGCTGCCGGCCTTCGTGGACAAGGACTGGTACCGCCTGCTCTACGAGTCGCCGCGCGTGTCGTGGCGGCCATTCCGCAAGCGCATCATCTTCGAGTATCAGGGCAAGGCGATAGTCGGCAAGAACGGCAATCCACAGCAACCCTTTTTCGGCACGGTTCTTGCAATTGTGCGGCCGGTGATGTATATTAGCAAATGAAATGCTCAAGATTGTTGCGCCTATTCAACCGTCTCGCGGGCTGCGGAACACGGACGCATACGGTAGCGGCACCTTCGGAGCGAGCCGGGATGGCGGAACGCGCGTTCACCTGGGTCGGGATTACATTGCTTGTGTGGGCGACTCGGTTGTGGCTCCGGCGGATGGGATGGTCACGCGCACCATACAAGTCTACCCGGATGATAAGACGTTGGCTGGGCTGGAAATCACCGGCCCAGGCTACCGCCTCAAGCTCCTCTATGTCAAGCCGTCCGTTGCGGCGGGTCAGGCTGTCACCCGTGGGGAAGTCATCGGGACGGCTCAGGATGTCGCGGCATATTGGCAGAACAAGGAGCCGAGGCCGGGACGAATGGTAGGGCACGTTCATTTGGAAGTTATGGTGATTACCGATCCTGAGCGGTTGGTGAGTTAGTGGGGTTAACCAGTCGATATATAATATTGCCAGATTTACAGGTGCCCTTCGAGGACAAGCGCAGCCTCGCGGCCGTCGAGAAGTATATGTTGGCGCATCGGTGGGATGGCTGGCTACAGTTGGGAGATTTCCTGGACTTCGATGCGTTGAGCACATATGTCGAGGGCAAGCCAGGGTCGGTGTTGGCTGGCGTGGCGGAGACATTCGAGGCCGGCAATCGCATACTGGACAAGCACCAGAATATCGTCCGCGAGAACCCCGATGCGAAGATGGTGCTGTTGCAGGGCAATCACGACTATCGCGCCGTGGCCTACGCCGAGAAGCACCCTGGGCTCAAGAAGCATCTAGACGTGGCAACCAACCTGCGGCTGAAAGAGCGCGGGATTAAGTGGGTGAGGTCGTGGGAGAAGGGCGAATTGTACAAGATTGGAAACGCCTATTTCACACATGGGCTGTTAACAGGGAAGTATGCCGCATCGCGCATGGTAGATCACTATGGGGTTTGCGTGTATTTCGGGCACACACATGACGTTTCTTTCTTCCCCAAGGTGCGGCACGGAGATGACAAGACACTTGAGGGTGGAAGTCTCGGTTGCCTGTGCAATTACTCGCAGCGGTACATGCGCGGGGCTCCTCATAACTGGCAACAGGCCGTGACAACTATGTTTGTACAGCCGAATGGAGCGTATAACCTTTACGTTTCGCGCATCTTCGCGCATAAATTTATCGGGCCGGATGGAATTTTGTATGGGCCGTAGGCACGGAGCGCGTCCAGCGAAATGTCATCCTGAACGCCCGAACAAGGAGATTCCATGACCTTCCTCGGCTATCTAATCGTGTTCGTGTTCGGGCTGGTTGGCGGGTGGATTCTGCGGGAGCGATATGATGGCTGACCGCCCGCTGGCGTGGCTCGGTAAGGGGGAAGGTATCGTCGGCCTTGGGTATCTGGCGACCGCGCTCGGGGCGCTGCTGGCCTATCTGTTGCGCGACCAGGCGGTGCTCATCGGGTTCGCGGCGGTGGTGACTGCGGCGGTTGGAACGGTGGTGGCGGGCGGGGCATATAAGGCGGCGGCCGAAGCGAAGAATGGGAGCGGTAATGGAGCGCCTAAGACGATTGCTTAAGGTTCTGTGGATCGGCCTCACCATGATCGGCGGCATGCTGGTGATTGCGTGGAAGGTGATCCGCGACAAGCGAGAGGAGGCGGCGGCGGTCGATGCGGCGAGAGCAAGTGGAGAGGCGCGTAAGGACCGCGTGCGGAAGGCTGGTGAGGCGGGGGATATCGAGACAATTGATAGGGAATGGAAATGAGACGCGAGCGGGCAACATGGGACGAGGGATGGGTCGGCAAAGGAGTAAACGGATGTGGTCCCGGCGACGAGTCGCAAAAGCCGCCCAATCTAGAGGTAAAGGACGGCGAAGATCGGCTGTTGCTCTATGTGATCGAGGACGGCCAGATGTATCGCCTGTGGTGCAAAGAGCGCGCGGGGTACAGATAGATGCCGGCCGCACACATTTTGTCGGCGATAAGTGTCATGGCGGCCACGGAGACAGCGGCAAGAAGGCTGGTCGGTGTCGCCATCCTAGTCGCCATCCTGTGTCTGCTCGCGGGCGGGCCTGTATTCGGTGCCGAGACGAAGCCATTACTCGCCGATAATCCCGAGTGGTGCCGGGCCGGGTTTCGCTGTATTACGATCCGCGACTACGCGGCCATGACGCTGATTAAGATCGACCTGGAGACCGAGGTGTCGGTGCTCAAGGCAAAGCGGAAGCGAGCGCTTGGCATCCATGCGACGTGCGGGCTCGGGGTGGCCGTGGTCGCCACAGAGGACTGGAATGCTAAGGCCGCGCCAGCAGGATATTGTGGAATCGGATACGGATTTTAGCGGTCCGTCCAAGCCGCTGGCCGTCAGAGTGACCAAGATTGCCTGCCTGTCCTGCGGCCAGATAGCCGAGCCGGATCACCCGTGCGGCGGAGAACTCGGCTGGCATAACAACTCACTGAGGTTGCTAGTGAGATATGCGGACGGAATGTCATGGAACTAGCCGACACGCCGCTGATAATCTGCTGGTCCTGCGGGTTGTCTCTGACGCGGGCGAGCCACGGCAAGGTGGTGTGCGGGGCGTGCGGGAGCTTGCTCGTTAACTGCTGCGGCGATCTGAAATAAGGCTCCGCCGGGAGTTTATGTGCCGTCCAGCAGTCTTGACGCGGAGGCCGATGCGTGGTATATTATTCAATGTGCCGGGCAACGCTGGAGAGCGACCCGGAGGCCGGACAGCAGCAAGGGCCACGACGGCGGCGACGCTTTCGTGGCTCGCGCCATTTCTGACGCTGCTGGACGGAGATAAACTCCCGCCGGAGGCGATAACTACGCTGCCGCACACTCCCCAGGAAACAGCCCGACCACCCACGCCTCGCTGTCGGGATTGGCCTCTTTGAAGCCGGGCCGGTTCAGCGTCAGGTAATACCACAAGTGATGGCTGAACTCGTGCCGCAGAGTTAGCGCCTGCTGTGCCTCGCCGTCGGCATACACGCTCACCTCGACAACCAGCCGCCAGCCCGACCCATCCTTCTCATACCACCCGATATATTGCCCGCACAGCCGGCCGCGCACGTCGCGGATGAAATAGCGAGACGGGTGGAACGTGACCGGCGGGCGCGAGACGGAGCGGCGCTCCTTCTTGGTCAGCGCGGCCCGCCTCAACGCGTCCTGCCACGCCGACTCGATCATGGCCGCGCGGTCAACGATGGACTGCTCGAATGATGCATCGCGCCGCCCGCCAACCCGCCACAGTATATCCTTCACGTCCCTCCGGATATCGCGCAACTCGGTCATCACCTCGGAGGTCTGCGCGGCGCCCAAATCGACGTGCTGGCCATATTCGACACGGTTGACGAACGAGCCGGCGAGGACGATCACGCCGAGCACCAGCGCGCCGATGGTCTTGGCCCAGGACGGGACGTGGGTCATGGCGACTTTAACTCCTCGGCGGCCTTCTGGTTCTCGCGCAGGTTTTCCTCGGCAACATCGAGCGTGCTGCGTGTTCCGGCGGCGGCCAGAACTCCGGCCGGGCGCGATGCAAGAATGGCCAGTTTCCCGGCGCCACGACCACCAAACAACGATGCCCTGCCCCACCAACCAACCGACGCCAGCAGCACCGCCTCGGCCGTGTCGCCATCCTCCGGGTTCCAGAATGCCTTGCGCGCCAACATGCGCCCCTTCTCGAAAGCACCGAATCTGCCGGTCGTCTGTTCATCAAACTTCTTTAGCGCTTCTTGGACAGTTGGCTTGCTAAGTGATTTGCGCCATATATTAGGCGCGGTGTCTCTGAGATTCCCCTTGGCATCAAACAGCCGGCGGCGGAGCCCCTTTACAGCGTCTAGATAGCGCTCGGCCTTGGCGAACTCTGGCGTGGTGCCGGGAAGCAACGCACCACGATAGGTCTTGGCGTTTGAGAGAATGGCCTTGCGGTGCTGGACAGGAACCTTTACGTCCGTCGCGCCGATCTGCGCCTTGACTGGCTGGCCCAACTCGCGGATGAGCTTGTCCAGGCGGGCGTTGCTCATGCGGTCGGGTATCTGCTCGGCTAACCGTTCCAGCGCCGCGTTCTCGCGCAGGGCCGTGTCGCTTACCGCGTCCGGATCAATCAGAGACAGTATGTGCTCCTTGATTGGCTGTCCGTTGACCGCGCCGGGGCCCTGCATCTGGTCGGCTACCTTAATCATGCGCTCCGCCTCGACGCGGCCCGGGCTCTTTGTTCTCAGCGCCACATTGACACCTGCACCAACCCGCTTGGCTTCGGCCAATTGAGCTTCCTCGGACACGCCTCCAAACATCTCGCGGGCGCGTCCGATGGTTGGTTGTGCCATCGTTTCCTTGACTACGATCTTTGGCACCCTGCCGGCACGTACCGCCCCGCGTCCAATGCTGCCGATGATGCTCTCGGTGCCCTTGCCGATAAGCGCGGATGTGGCGGCCTGCGGAAGTGAGATTGGCTCTCCGGGTGTGTTGCTGATTGCCTGTGATGCAATGTCAGCGGCACCAAATCCCGCCAGACGACCAAAATAGCGGCCCAGGCGCGGGGCGACTTGTCGTAACAGCGTTGCCCCGGCGCGTTCGCCTAGTCCGCCAAGTCCACGGAATATCAGCGTGTCGAGCCCAAACTTTCCCAGCCGCTTAGTAACCCTGGCCGCCTCGCTTGCTGGTTGACCGAGTGTTGGCGGTGCTTCCCCTTCGCGCTCCAACTCGCTGGTGAGGAATCGCACCACATCATCATCCGACATGCCGGCCGCCTTCATCTCGCGTTCTATCTGGTCGGCTTCTTCTCGGCCGATTGGCATTACCGTTCACCTTGGCGCTGGCGGATGAGCGCGCGGGCGCGGTCAAGAGCGGTTCCCTTGGCCGGGGCTGTCTCGGATTGGGTTGTTCCGTGCACGGGGAATAAGCCTGGGCGCAGCCGCTTCTTTCGCTCCAGCCTCAGAGATATCTCGCGCTCGACCAAGTTGATCTTGGCTGCCGCAGACAACCTGCCCTGTGGCGTGGTGAGCGATGGTACTCTTGGAAGATTCCGCAGCGCAAAGTCGCGGTCCTGGTCGGATAGCCTGCCGTTTTCGACCAATCGAGCCAACTGTTGCCCGATTCTGTCGCGCAATGTCGATAATTCCTCGAATGCTGGATCGCCAAACGTTTCGCTCATCACTTGCCCGCCTGGCATGTCCCGCACAAAATTTTGCCCGACAGCGCGCACGGTTCCAAGCATTCGTGCTTGGCCGGTATACTCGGCTGCCAGATTCTTGAATTGCGACAACTGGTCTTTGATAACACTGGCGGACTCGGCCGATTCCATCTCTGCCGTGGTCGGCTTGGGCTCAAGATTACTAAGTCCGCCGCCAGCGGGTGTGGCCTCGGCCGGCGGTTTGTCTGTCCGTGGTGCGCCACCCGGAGTAGCGGTTGGCTTAGGTGGGCCAGCCGGGGCTCCTCCCGTAAACGGATCAACCAGCCTGAACTCCAATTCGCCGGTTTCCTGATTAAGCCCCTGGGCCAGGAACGGCCGCACGAACTTGTAGAATCCCTGCTCGTGGCCGCCGACCGGCTGTAGGGTCTGCGTGTTTGGGTCGAATAGATACGGCACATCAACCGGCCTGCCGGACTCATCTACCGTGTTGAACGTCTTGAGTTGTGGGCGAAATGCGCGCTGTTGCTGGCCGCGCTGTTTAACGAGCGCAATCACCGCTTCATTTTTCGCCCGCCGATTCTCCGACGCCGTGGCCTGCCGCTCCTGCTCGTAGGCCAGTTGCTGCTCGCGCTGCCTTGCGGCGAACGGTCCGACCGGCTGCGGCCCGCCGCCCGCCCGCACGGAGGCCATTGAACTGATGGCATCGCCAAGTGGCCCAAGAATCGCGCTCAGCCGGCCCGGCCGTGGCGGCGGCTGTGGCTCCTGGCCGAAACTCAGCATGGATAACAATTGCTGGACGGCGGCCACGTTCGGGTCGGCCTGTGGCTCGCTAACGTCCACATTCGACACGCCCAGCGGCGCTATATCCCGCCCGATGAACGACAGGTCGATGGCCATCAGAACACAATCGGCCGGGTGTCTGAAACTCCCTGGTCGCTCCTATTGCTGCCGAAGTTTAGGTTGCTCAGCAGGTTGCCAATCCCGGCCAGCCTGGACGCCTGCCTCTGGCCGGATAGATTGGCCGCCGCGCTCAGGCCAGGAATCGCCTGCCCGCGCCCGGATGATGTGAACTGGAGTAGCGTATCGAGCAGCTTGTAAGCCTGTCCAACGTCCTCGCGCCGCAGCCCCTCGCTCTCCGTGAGGGCCTCACGCCTGGCGCCTCGCTGTGCCCTCTCCTGTGCCACGTCGAGAGCAGATGATAGCGCGCCCTTGATGCTGACCGGTGCGTTGCCGCGCGTCAAAGCACCCTCCTGGTTCGCGCGAATCCCACGGAAGTTGGAGGCGATGGACTCCGACTCGGCGGCCAGTCTTGGCAGAATGGCCTCGGAGACGCCAGGCTGGAGCCCGCCCGGACGGCTGATTAGCTCGCCGATCTGCCTCATGGCTTGCAGAAGGATTGGCCCGGTAATCTGCTCACGCAGGGCCGGAGGCAGGAATTGCTGGATGTTGCCGGACTCGAACGGCGCCGTGCTGAACTCGCGCAACGACTTTTCCTCGCTGGTCCTGCCGCCGAGGAACTTGTCTGCGGTCAAGCCGAGACCAAGTTGGGCGAGCAGTTTGAACCAGTCCGAGTTGAGGAACGACTGGCCACCGCCGGACTGGTCGCCCCCAAATGAGTCGCCCCCGGTGCCGCCAAAGAACGGGTCTTGATTACCAAATATAGGCACGTTGCCTCCAGCCGGCGGCTGTACTCCGGGTCCGCCAGGAAATCCTCCGCCGCCGCCACTGGACGGAAATTGATTGAATCCGCTGATAACCTTCTGCATCTCGTCTGCCGTAAATGGCTGCGTGTGGCCTGGATCGTGATAGAGCCAGCCATTGAACTGATAGGCAGGAACTCCAGTACCATCTGCCATGTGATTGCTCCTATGTCACGGTCCCGTCGAACCGGCCGAGGCCGACCAAATATGTCTCCAGTGACTTGCGTAGGTTGCGGAACTCCGGCACGGCGTTCACCACGTCGATGAATGATGGCGACGTGTCCGCGCTGAACTCGAAGCGCACCTCGCGAGCGCCGATGAAGCGGCCGTCAACCACCCGGCCAATCTGTGTGATGATAACCAGCGTGCGGGTCTCAACGTTGGCGCCGAGGGAGACGATGCGCGCTTCGAGAGACGCAGGATAAGATTCAGGAGTCGCAAGAGTAATTGCCACTAATTCATGCCTCCGAATAGTACGGCATTATTCTATAGAACCTTGCCGCCGAACAGTGCTGACGGCGTGGCCGCATTGAAGTTGCTGCCATACTTCGCGTTGTGACTATCCTTGGCGTCTTGGATGATCTGTGCGTTCACTACCGGGGTACTGGCGGTGATGTCGAATACCGTATCGCCGAAATCAGATTGGTTCTCATCGTCAACGCTTATCCAAAGCGCGTTGTACTTTCCTATGGCCGGGTCAAAACTTACATTTATCGGGAGCACTAAAAGACTGGTGACAGCCATGTATATTCCTTATGCAATCTTGTGGAGTTCTAAGATTGTGTTTGGGTAGATTGCCGCTGTGCTTCCAGCAACCTCACTGGCGAATTTGAGTTCCAAGTTTCCGCTTGT